TAGGGATGGTAACGGATACGGGTAGCGACCAAGCGTTTCCTTGCGTATCCGTCACCAGGCCATTCGTTATAACCGTTCCGGCAACTCCTGAAACGGTCAAGGGAGCCGTGGAATATGAAGCGGGAAGCCGAGCAATTCCATTCATCTTCACGATGCTGTCGAGGTCCGCCCCAGCCGCCGAGATAGGCGAACGCGCATTGTAGGCAAGCTGCGAGGCCAGGTTGCAGTCGTAAACTTTCAGCGCGAATATGCTGATTTCCTGATACTTTGCCGTGTCCGTTCCAAGATAAACAACTTGCGGATAAATCGCCCTGTACCCGCTGATGAGGTCATTGATGATGCTCTGGTAGGACGGCAGCACGAGGCCCGCTGTCGGACTGATGAAAGGCGCGATGTACGCGGGAGTCGCCATTATGCTGTCACCTGTGCGCTGGAACCGGGCGCGTTGCTTACTATCAGATTACCAAATTGCGTACTTACGGTTGCCGTAAAGGTGGAATTGAGTGTTGCCGTGTTGTGTACGAAGCTAAAATCAATGATTTGCAAGACATACGGACAGGAGAGAATCGTCTGCTGAATGATGAGCATGACCCCGGCCTGATTGGTCGGGGAACCGCTAGAGCCGATGAGCGACTGGAAGAGCGGAAAACCAATAGTCAGATTCTCCCACCACTCTCCCAAGAGCAGCCGAAGAGTCGTATAGATGATTTGCGCCACAGCGTCAAGATCTGAAAGAAACACTGGCCCATTCGCTCCTTCGACAGGATCGTTCTGAGGCATCGCATTTTGTTGAACCATGATCGTCGGTGTGCTCATCCTATGAACCATCCTGTTCCGTCTGAATATACTGGCAATGCGTAACTCCCGCCGCCGACATACGGAGCCTGAAATGTGTTAGCTATTGCGTCAGTGACAAACGCCCTCGCTCCAACCCCGGCCAATGGAGCTAACGGAATCGGCATCCCCGCTACGCTATAGACGCCAGTTCCAAGCGGAGACTTGAAGTTTGGCGTTCCAACGAAAGGAATAATCAGCAAGTCCATCACATTCAACGATGGAGAAGTGATTGTAATTCCCGCTGTAGCCAAATCAATCACCACAAGACCACTGTCGTTGCGAAGCTGTGCGCTAGTGGTTGAGTAGTTTGGGATTACGTTTGGAACACTTCTAACTCCGAATTCAGCGAAGGCATCACCAACGTCGTGTCGGAAGAGTGCGCCGTCCGGTTGTTTCTGAACCCCGCCATTCTGCCACCACATATCGAAGGCCATGTCCTGAAACGACAGTTCACACTCGTCTCCAATTTTGATTGGAAGCGTGAGACTCCATCCTCCTCCCGTAGGAATCTTAATCGGCACATCATCAAGGATTGGCAGAGAGGTAATCGTAGGGACCGCCCCATTCCTGATGACTTCCTTTATCGTAGGCTGAACAGAGACAGTCATCTTCTGCGGGTTAAAAGCGTTACCTTGGGGATTGGCAACAACGATAGCCGGAATATGGCACCAGAAGTTGCACTCGAATTGATGTAGCGCAAGTTCAATTGGAGCCGACTGGATGCTCATTCGATGCTGCAACGGAATCATCGGTAAGGTAGTCATCGTGCAGACCTCGGATCAAGTGTCAGCCCCGGTTGGTCAATCATTGCCGCAAGTCCACCGATAGAGATAAATGCTACTATTTCCGTCTCCCACATATTCCCTCGGCTGTCTCCTCGGAACTGCAAAGCGTTCACAAGGTATAGTCCGTTTGGGTCCAACAGATGACGGTATCCTGGAGGAACATACTGAATCTGCTTAATCTGCGAATCTGTGATACTCACCTGCATCCTCGGAATTGTAACTTTCAAGCGCGGGTCAAGCAGAACGCGGAATTGAACTCCGTCCGCAATTCCATTGATGACTGTTTGCTGCGGAGTTCCGAGAATCCCTGTCGATGGAGTGTAGGTAATCGTGCTGACAGAATTCTGGTCAGACATAACGCTAATTCCTAAGCCGTCAAACCCGTACCATGACTGCATATTATTGGCTGTCGTAACCCGGTCAATGAAATCGTGGGGATCGCCAAAATACGCACGCGCACGCGGATAGGGAGTCGTTGACAACTTACTTAGGGCCGTCTGCGAAGCCGGGTCGATAGGAAAGGGATTCTGCGACCCTGCCGCCATCTTCGCAACAATAGCAGCCTGCGTCATTTGCGCGTCGCCCCGCAAAACAGCAAAGTTTGCAATCGTCTCTTTCATGCCCGTATAGCACATGAGAGTGACCTTGGAATCAACTACCTCAACACGTTCATATAGAGCTTGATAAACCGTCCCTTGGAATATGACTCCGTAAGGACCAGCCTGGAATCCGGCGGATAGTGTTACGGTTGCCCCTTGACCATAAAGGAAGCTCTGAACTATATCGGCACTCAGATTCCAGAGTTCAATCATGGCCGTCCAATATCCTCCTTTTGATGAGTACCCTAGAATGTTTACCTCAAAAACAATTCGCATCGTCTCTGGTTGCCAAGTCTGCGAGTCGAGGGTGTAGGTTAGTGGAACGCCTGCACTATTAGCAGGGTTCGCGACAGTGAGGCTCCATGCCCTACCGAAGTTTGGTATCTGCGAAACCGGGCTATATTGAGTGCTCATACATTGTCATCCCACAACAATAAGAAATTCGACCCTAATTCGTTTGAGTTCGGGTAATCGTCCGGCACCTGCCCTAGATTGATGATGTACGCGCTCCCGATATTCAGATAGCCGAACTGCGCTAAAAGATTCGCGGCGGGCCATGAGCCTGTCACCATCGGGATAGAAGAGAGCAACAGATTTCCTTGCGAGTCTGAGATCGACATGATCCAATACTGTGCCATCTCGCTATAGGTGATGAACAGGCCGAGGCGCATGACTCCTCCATTGACATTCAGAGCTACGTTTAGCGTCTGGTTCGGAGCGTTCGTCAATGGAATAATCTGTGCCATACCTAGCCTAAAGGTCCCTCTGTTAACTGCCCCGTGTTGTTGCTACTCCAATTTCCCGCGCCTATCACCGTGTCGCTCTGTGTCTGAATTGCGGAAGATGATTGAACGCCTGTCGAAGAAGAAGGCATACCATTCTGTGCTGTCACGCCACTAGTTACGGGCTGCACAGCGGTTGTGCCGACAGCACTGCTTCCTGTAGTCTGGTTGCGTGCGCTGTTCGTCTGAGTAGCCACGCTGAATAGAAACATCTGCTTGAACTCAACTCGACAACGCAGTCCGAATTGTGTTTGCGCCGTATCATCCGGGATGACATTCATAATAAAAACCGGAGAGTAGGTTTTCAGGCGCGTTGTCAACGTGAGTGGAACACGCGCAAGACGGAGAGCGTCAAGCGTATCAAAACATGAAATAGACTTTGATGCGTTCCCTACCCATTGACCAACGGCATACGCAGGCAGAACGTCAGTCATCAACACATCCATCGTGATAGTTGCCTGATTCGCCCGGATGTGATCGGTAAGGTTCGCCGCATCTTGAATGGGATGCTCTGTTGCCGTCATGGGTTGAGAATGAGAAACCCGCATCACGCCATCGAATACGAGAAATTGAGGAGTCGTATTGGCTGGTACTGCCGGAGAAGAACCTGAGACAGCGTTAAGTGGATTGGCAGAACCTGCCGACTGCGAATTCACGTAAGATGCGGGAACGGTAATCATCGTGAGCGCGGGAGAACTCCACTGCGGAGGCCGGAACGGATTTGCAGCGGGAACTGATGCGGCAATAGAGGCTTTCATTGCCGCCGCCTTCGCCGAGGTAACGGCGTAGACGATTATCTCCCCAGCGCCTGCAATCGCGGCGGATGTGGCTGCGGGAATAATCATGCCGCCCATTATTGATGCGCCCCGTTAAGCTGTATTGTCAATCCCTGGCGCTCTCTTTCCCTAAGAATTGCTCCCTTTCGTAAAAAGTCCCGAGTATGCTGGTCCAGTGCAGATACAATCACTTGCTTGTGCTGCTCCGGCGTAAGATTAGGAGCAGAATTTATAGTGATGCTGCCAATCGTTAATCCACCCGCCTGCTCCACGCGGTGCACATAATTAGATGGAGAACTTGTTCTGAATCCTCCATATTCGGCCAATGTGTCCCAAACATTTCCCCCATGCTTTTGGAGAAGTTGGAGAAGATATTTCTCTCCGCCCTCAATGTTCTGCCCTGTGTCATACGGGTCAACACCGAGCATTTTAGCCGTGGAAGGCATTAACTGCATCCGTCCTATGGCGCGATCCGTTGTCCCCGCAATTGGCGGACCAAGTATTACTTTTCCAGAGCTATCATATTGCCGGTCCCCAGACTCGGCCATCGCAACGCCATGAACTAACTTTATGAAGTCAGGAGATGATCCGCTTATCTGGCTTAACAAATCACTGTTCGCTGATGGAGCATACGAAAATGGATTAGATGCAAACCAGTCCTTGAGTCCTACCATCTGTTTAGTAACTTCATCCCCGTGCGAACGCGCCCTGTCGAAATCCTCTTTCGCTTTGAATGGATGGCCGCTCATGAATTCAGAAACGCCCGTAAGTGCATCTACGGACTCTTCCATAAGGGGAATAAGTATAGTGGCTATCTTAGGAAGTATCTCAAGTATAACTCCGAACTCGTGAGCCGCCATTCCAATAGATTTAGACAGGTCTTCAAAACTCCCCTTCGAGTTCTTTAACGCATCGTCGCCTGACATTGCGCCCATGAGATGCACAAATCCAACTTCAAACTCCCCTGCTACAAGTTTCAATTCCTTCATTAAATTCCATAGGTCAGTAAAATACGGGATCACGTCCGTACTGAGAACGTCCGACCAATGGGGCATATTCTTCATAACAAAATCGTTCAGACGTTCAAGCTGTAATTCAATTCCACCTCCACCGAATCCTACTTTTCCAAGCAAGTCCTCTGCAAACTTCATGCCAAACCATTTAGCTTTGAGTTCAAGGCGTTGGAACTCGTATATAACTCCCCGTATCTGTTTCATCGAACCTTCGTAATTAGGACCAACCATCGCGGCCAACTGTTTTTGGTCTTGAATTAGTCCATGAAACTGCTCTTTCATTTCATTCGTTCCCCAGATCACATCTTCTATAGAAACGCCCATCGTATCCAGAGCCATCGAGAGAGAGCGATATTGCTGTACGCTCATCATGTTCTGCATGGCGAGGATTTGCTGCTTGCGATCCAGCATTGCTAATTTATCTAGGTATCCTATAATCCCAAAACCAACGGATGCAAAGGCGGCTATTCCGGCCACTTCAAATGCAAGGAATTTACTGAGTATCCCACCTACAGATGACGCGACGGTTTTCTCCGCGCCGGTCATTGCTTGGGTGAATTTGTCGAAGGATGCTTTATCTGTGGAGGCAGAGAGACTGATTAGATAAGATTTGATTACATCGGCCATCTCTATGCCTCCTTTGCCGCTCTCCATGCGCGGAAGTCGGCCTCGTTCTTTTCCTTCACGTCAAGATATTCATGCGCCTCGCACAAATCCTGAAACGTGAATACACCTTCAACAATATCCCGATGCGTCCAAACTCCGGCCAGCACGGGACGCCACAGAAACGGGTCTAGGTTTGGGAACTCAGTTGACTCGAATCCGTCGCCGGAGTCGTCCCTACTGACCCGGCTCCTGGAAAAAAAGGGGCGATATTGAATGCCAATGTCTCCTTTGTCAGTTGCAGAATTGTTGGCCCATCGTACTCAAGTTCCGGTATTGCCCATGCACCATTCGGAAGCAAGATCGGAAGAGAAAGCGGAGAACCTGTTTTGTTGCTGTAACGCCCGCATACCGAAAGGCAGAGCGTTTGCATTTCCGTGTACTCGGTTCTCGATAGTTGTTCAGCAAGAAATTGGGCCGAGAGCATATATCCGAGTTCCGCAGGAACAGGAGTCGTAGGTTCAGCATTCGGATCTGGTTCAGGAAACGGATTTGCCTCTCTGTATTCCCGATACCGCTTTGCGAATGTCGTAGCAATCCAGCTACCGTCTGCCGCCTTCATGCGACCTATGCGGTAGGAAGATTCGCCGATTTGAACGTCTTTATGATCCATGCGTCTCCTTACAGATTGGCAATGTTAGCAGCGCGGAGAGTCCAGCGGATGTACTCGCCTTTTGGACCCATCGGCAATGGCGGTTTCTTGGTGAACGAAACTCCCGTGCAGACGCTCATATCGTTTGTAGTGAGGTTCTGAAGTTCAAGAGAGATCGCGGCCCACTGACTTGGGTCCATATTGGCAAGTGCTGTTTGATGGGAATTCTGCGCAGCCTTGAGGTATGAGTTCAGCGAAGAAGTTTGCTGACATTCAATCTCAACCATTCCCTGAAACCCAATACTTGCAGAAACCATCACTGCGCCATCAACAGAAATATCATTCTCTGTCCATTCGTGCTCCATCGTGACGGTGACTTTCCCACGGCCAAGAAAAGCTCCAGCGAGAATGAAGGGTCCGGCATACGGGGAATTGATAGCCCCGGTTACGCCCATGCCTGAATATGTCGTTGTTCCGAATGCCATACATCACCTCACTGTTGCACGTTCACTGCGATTAAGAAGCTTTGCTGTGTTCCGGCCAAAACCACGGCCACATAGACCGGCATGGACTTGAATAGCGCCCTATCTGGAGCCGACTGCGTAGAGAATGAAGGAGAAGCCACCCAGTAGCCCGTTGTGAGCGCCGTACCCGGCGTTAACCCTGTACCGGGAGGCGTTGGAATCGTCGCACCATTCCACGTTCCGCCTGCGATAAATCCACGATTGGCCGACCTTGCACAAGCTCCACGCACCGCGTTCAATACGAGCGCCTGACCGGGGTCAGTCTGCGGGATTGAGGGCAGCGCCTGGAGCACATTCAGAATCGAAATCTGGCAATCAGCCGCCAGCATATCCAGGCCTAGAATCGTTGTGAAGCTCAACCCATTCGCGTTCACGCCCTGATAGTAGAACTCATAGCTTGCGGCGTAATCGTTGTAGCTATTTCCATTGTTTCCGAAGCCAAGCCCAGGTGTTCCAGCGAAAGTGTTGATTTGGGTGAACGTGAGCGGAGCGCCTGTGTTCGTGTCCGGCCCGTCATTCACCGGCGTCTGCCCCACAAGCGTTTTTGCCGCCAGCGAGAAGTTGCTGTTGGCAAGGCCGGTATTCAGGCCCATTGCCACGCCCGCAACGGCGCACGCCTGATATGCGTTCAACAGCGCCGATCCGCCTTGAGTCGTGGCATACATCCCATGACCGCGATTGTAGTTCCCAATCTTGAGCGTGGTAAAGATGTTCCCAGGAAGCCCAAACAATGCAGATACGCTAGAGGTCTGATAGATGTTCTGCATCGCAGGCTGGACGCTCTGAGCGTATTCGGTGATAGCGATGTTGTCAGAGTCCGTCGCGGTGAGACAGGTAACAAGATACCAGTTCGGCTGGTTGACGCGGCAGGCAGTAACGGCCTGTAAGGGAGTCTCGCCTATCGCGGTGACGTTGACCTTGAGATTCAGGCCCACACTCGGTAGGACTGCCGTACAAGTCAGTCCATTGGCAACGGTGTAGGCTGTGCCTTGCTTTCCAGGAACGACAGCAACGGTCTGGACTACTCCGCCCGTCTCGGTAAGCACCTTTCCGTATCCGTATGATGCGCCGCCTTGAGCAATAAGGAATTGGTCATTTGCAGCCCATCCAGTTCCGCCGAACCCCGAATCAACCTGAATGGTTTGGATTGCGGACGGGTCTTGGCATCCCACCCAAGCGTACTGCGGAGGAGTCACTGGAGGAGCATCCTGAGAAAAATACTGCTCCATCCCAATATATTCGGGGTCAGTGGGCTGGTAACCCAGTGCTACCATCGCAGATTGCCACTCAGCGCCGGGAATCAAGACGCAACGCGAGTTCGCGCCATAGGAGGGAAGCCGACCGGAATTGCCGACGACAAGCCACTGGTTGAACGCCGGAACTGCTACGCCAGCCGGGGTGACGGAAACCGTCACATCAGCAAGAATCGAAAGAGGAAGAGGCTGTGTCGCCATGTTCTAGCTCCTAAAGTCCAACCATTACATCACTGATTATACCCGCCTCACTTTGGAGCGCAACTTCAACGCTCTGTATGGCCTGTTTAGTCAGTGAATCGGTGACTTGTTCGTTCAATCTCATTGAGAAACCGCTACGCTCCCACCACTGATTCTGGAAGAGTTCCGGCGTGCGCCGCGATGTTCCGACAACGGTTTCAGAGTAAAGATTCGACGCCCCCAGAATATCACGCACGAAATCTTGGAAAATGCAGTCTTTTACCTGTCTGGAATGGTCAAAGCTGTTCGGCCCATAGAAGATTAAGTCTATCTGCCAGACGCGGGTATAGATCGTATTCTCCGGGAAAGTCCGTCCAAACTCTACAATGGGCTGGACCTCATGGGCTGTGTTGTAATCGTCCGGCGTCTCGATTGCCCGGATGAACGCCACGTCCTGTGTAATGGCCCAAGCGGGCTGTCCAGGCGTAGGCCAGTCTATTCGTACCTGCGAGTACGCCGAAGCGTCTGTAGGGCCACTGGGCGCAATGCCGATGCACTGTAGGACGATATTCTGCCAGATAATAGCCATTTGCTGCGCGGTAAGGCCCGTGCTGGTCATCGTACCGACATTCGGGACCGGGTAGCTACTCACCGCTTAACCTCGCTGCGAAACTTTTGAAAAATCCGAAATCTAGCCACGGCAACACCGCTACAACGCGGTACTCTTGACCGCGCCATGTGATCGTGTCGCCGATGCCTGACGTGCTGCCCTCAACCCGCGTCCGATACATGGGCTTCTCAGAGATGAAGGTAATCATCCCCGTCACCCGGTCGCCTTCGGCAATCTGCAATAAATCTTGATTTGAAGCTGGTTGAATGATTCCATAGAAGGGAATCGGTGCCGTTGTAAACACATATCCGCCCTGCTGAAATGTTCCCGTCGAACGATTGACGATGTAATCCTGCGCGAAGGCCGGAGAGTTAGCTACGCGAGTGAGTGAGATAGTCGGCATTAGACTACCTCCAAGACTTCGGCCAGTTCCTCACCCGCATCTTCTACTACCTCCTCGGCCCGTGTCCCAAATGAAATCTCATCGCCCGGATCAAGCTCTGCGCCATTCCCCGTATGAACCGCGCCGCCCGCTTCCACGATGTGCGTGATTGCCCTTCGCATCTGTCCTGTATCCACACCAGGCGTCTCGCTCCCTTTGGCCCGAATCGTAGAAGGCGCATTTGGCTCCCATCCGTTTCGAGGATCGGTAAACCACCGCTTCGATGCTGACTCTGCAATCGTACCGGCGCGGTCTAAATGGTCCATCATGCCTTTCTCATCACCGTCGAGAGCTGCCGTCGCCGCCGCTGCCATTTCCTTCGCAATCAGGTCTTTAGTTGGTTCGGCCTCAATTGCCGCCTCAATCACAACTCGCCCCGGCGTACCGCGCAACGGACTTCCATTCGTGAAAAGGAAAAGCAACTCTGCGTTGTTAATATCGCCCTTCTTGCGCGGCGCATTACCCTCTGGAATTCCCACCAGCGCATCAGCCCCATTCAAAGCATCGATACCGCGCATGATGCCATCCATGCCGGGGCCGCTTGAACTGTAGCTAATGTCGAATCCCATGACCTATCCTTTTACGTAGATTGGTCCCGAACCTACTAGCCGCGCCATAGTTGCGAGGGTAACGCCGTACTGAGTAAGTGTCCACGTTCCCCAATTCTCCAACTTCGTGAGCGCCTGCAACCCTTGGCTTACACCATCCGCACTCTGCGAAACAGTGATCCCCGCCTGAAGGCTGTTCGCTACAATCTGGTTTGGCGTGGTCTGCGGATTCCCCTCGGTCTGCTCCCATAGCGTCAGATAATGCGCGATATAGAGCGCCATTGCCAGCGGCCATTGCTCACGCCAGCGCGACTGCATCATAGAGGCGTAAGCAAGATTCAAGTAAAGCTGAATGACCGCCAAAGAAATAGGCGGAACTTCGTAAACCTGCATCGAAATTTCGCCTGCTTGCGTAGGAATACTCGACAAGGTAACTGAGTTGGTTCCAACCGACAGAATGACACTTGACGGAAGAATTGTTGACGCGGTAACAAGCTGCCCCGGCAATGCAGCAGCGGTAGAATTCACGCTTGTAATGATTCCTGTGGTGCCGTCCGAAATGCCTGTTACGAGCGTGGGATCGCCGAAGAACTTAGGATAGAGCGCAAGTAAATTATTCACATAATAAGGCGGGTTACCTCCTTGAGGTAATCCAGAGGCCAGACCGAGATACGTTCCGCAAAGACAGCCATCGTATCCATTAATTCCCCAATCCCCATCCCCGTTATATCCGAAACCGCCATAGATTACCTGATAGAACAGTTCGATTCCTTGGGTTGGGAAACAGGGCATTGTGACTCCTAAAAAATCGGGCAAGGCAACTTATGTCACCTTGCCCATGGTTTGCTTCGCCGGAGGAGGCCGCGAGTTAGATTCCGTACTGGTACATGATGGTTGTGGGCCGATAGAGCTTCACAATGCCCGTGTTGGCGATATAGGTGGCCACGAATGCCCCGTCTTGAAGGCTGAGAGGCCCACCCATGCGCTGAATGTCCTGCAAGATGCCAAAGTTCAAGAAATCGTCGTCGAACTTGTAACAGGTCAACTGGGTGCTGCCAGTGTGTGCAACGCCACCGATATTCTCCGCCCAATAGGGAAGCGGGATGATTTCCGGGGTCTTTCCGTTGATTGAGATACCCCAATAGTTTGCCTTGATGTATTCGAGTATGTTTGCGAATGCCGGGATGGTTCCCCCGCCTGTTCCGGTAGTGGGAAGAGTCATGGGCTGCAAGAGATACTGCCACTTGCTTGCCGGGACCAGGAAACGGTCAGGCACGGCGTCCAGAGCATAGCCAGAAGCAGCCCAAACAGTGTACGGGGCCACTTGGAAGTCATTCACAATGTCGAGGGGAGTCTTGGTTGCCCATCCAGGAGTACCGCTAGTCGCACCATTGGCTGCAACCTGATTGACCACGCCGGGAAGGTTCTGATTGAGCAGTCCCTGATTGGCCTGTTCGCCGACATAGACGCGCATATCGAGGGTTTTGTTCCAGTCGGTACGCACACCCTTATCGAGAATGTCATTGGGTGATTTGTTTGCCTGTGCCAGTTTCAACGACTCAATCAGCGGGATGCGGATATTGACCTGATAGGCAAAGGTCGGATAAACATCCTGCGAACGGTTGAAGTTCAACGTGCGGATGTTATTCGAGCTTGTGCCGGTCGTATTCGGCGAAGCGACATTGTTCGGCGAGAACACGTCAACGAACTGCGCCGTCTCAGTGTCCACCCATCCGCCGCCATTCATCAGCGGCACGTCTCGGAACCAGGTATGCCCTTCGAGCGGCATGTGCAGCCGAACATCGGGCTTGTTAAGTTCCGATTGGACAAAAATCTGGCCAGTCGAACTCGCATCCTTTGCGCCGAGCAGATTGCCACCCGGTCCAGACATACGAAGCGCATACAGGCTCTTGGCATAGGCTGTTGGGTTTGTTCCAGCCCAGGCGCAAACCTGATCCAGAGATTCCGAGATTCCCTTACGCGGTGTGGTCAAGAAACGTTCGTTGCTGTTCATCTTTGCGCTCCATTGTTACGGAATGTTTCGATTCAAAATCGTTACCTGGGCAACGATCTCCCCAGTTGCCGGGTCGGTTGAAAGAACCCCGGTCGTAAAAACAACGCCATTCGCCGTCACGATATTACCCGTGAGCGAACTTCCCTCAATGGACCCGATCTTACTGTTCGGGTAGCTGGCATTCGTCGCCGTGCGAATCCAGACAGGCGCACCAGCACCGGCGGGTGTTCCGTAGGGAACCTTAACCGTCATGGTGCCGCGCACAAGAGCATCGCAAGGCTGGCCGGGAAGGTAGGAACCGGACGTGTTCTGCTCCCCGCTGTTGTTGGTCGGGTAGTAGGCATTCGTCTTGACGTTGGCCTGTGCAAAGGCAATCCCCGTTGTTCCGGTCACCGATGAACTGTCCACGGTAATGAACTGGGCCACGCTCGAATAGGTGTTATTTGAGTTCAGCACCAGCGTATCGCCGAAGTTCGCGGCCACCGTGTCAGCGGGGTTCAAAAGCCGATTCGTGGTCAACGGATAGTCCGACTGTGAAATCGTGCCAATCGGACCCTGAATGAGTCCTGTTACTGGAATGATGCTTGCGGGCATGGTATCGCTCCTTATTTCCGGGCGCGTGCAGCGCGGCGGTCCACATATTCGTTGTACGCCTTGAGTCCATCGGCGTGAGACTTTCCGTTGAAGAATTGGAACATCGGAATTTCGGCTTCATTGTCGGCTGCACCGTCCGCGCTAGAGATGCGCGTCAGCAACGCGAAGGGATCGGTAGCGCCGTCCTTGATACCCGACTTCACTTGCCGAACTCCTTTGCAGAGAGCGTTATAGGCATCCTTCGCACCCTTGGACTTGCAGGCCGCGATAACGGGCTTGAGGGCAAGGAGATGTTTGGCTGCATCGCCAGTCGAGAACTCAGACTTGGAATGCTCATCAGCGGGGAGAATCAGGGCATCCGCATCTTCGGCAGCTTCCTTCTTCTCCTCTTTCTTGTCTTTCTTTTCTTCCTCTTCGAGTTTGTCGGCGTCGGTCATTTCATCCTCGCCATACTCGGCAGCATCCTTGGCCGTCTTTTTGTCCTTGGCTTCTTTACGCTTTGCGAGGCGCTCTTTCTTCTCTTCTTCGGTTTCTTCCTCGTCCTCATCCCCGACAGCGCAATCCTTGGCCTTCTTGTCGCGCTCGGCCTTTTCCTTCTCGGCTGCTTTCTCGGCAACCTCGTCCTTGTCTTTGACGGCGGAGAGTTCGGCTAGGCCATCCATCAACTCATCCGGCTTGGCTTCCGCAGCCCACGCCTTTAATCCGTGAGCCTGAATACGTTGAAAGAAGTTCGACTTCGCCATACTGGTTCTCCTATTCCTTGATTCTAGCGCACTGTCTCCAATTCCATACAGTCGCCCTGCTCGACCAGTAGGAACCACAGCCACATGATTCCCTCTAATCTCCGTCATAATGAATTTACCATGCTCGTCTTTTGCAAGCATGAAAGTGTATCCGCATGACACATCCCGCAGCCCGTTTTCAACCTTAAGATTGAGATCGGGATGTTTCACCCAAAGGTCAGCAATCGGCCCGATTTCACCGTCTGCCATGCGCTCACCGGAGCGAACATTCATCACATGGCCCCGGCTGATTCCGTCGTATTCATCAACAGCGTCAATCAGAACTTGCGGATCGGCGGGATGCTCGTCTAAAACAGACTTACCCTCAAAAGACGCAAGAGCTTCAGGCGCAAGAACCTCAGACTCAGGCCGGTAGACCGTGACTAAATCCTCGTCTCCTACATTCCATTCCTGCTTGTATCCGGGGTTTTTCTTGATTTCGTAGCCGAGATAATTCTGGCTTCCTGTACGCGCAATCGGCACATTCCTGTAAATCCGATAGCCCTCTGGCGTCTGGAACCAAGTCTCCTTATCGGGGAGCTTTGTTGCGTAGTATGTAAGACGCGCCATGAAAAAGAATATAGCACAACCGCAATTTCAGGTCATTATGTATTTCGATGATTCTGTCAATAGCGGTTTTAGATCATAGGAATCTAGTTAGTTACTTGGTTGAAGGGATGCTGATACGTTTCGTGATGAGGTTCGCCGCCCCACTTCGCTATGTAGTATTGGCGGTAGAGCGGGAACGTGATTGAATTATGAAACGCTAAATTTACATCGCTATTTAGTGTTTGGCTTGGCTCATGGAACACCTGAATACCTGTCTCGCGCTTCTCATATCCAGCAAGTTCAATGCGCCGGTAGAGATCATCATCTGCGAAATACCAAGGAAGCGTGAGGTCGTATAAACCTACATCGTCAATGAAGTTTGCATTGAGCGCCACAAGCGCATCATAGTTCGTAAACAGGATTCCCCATTTTACGTTCGCTGCATTAAGACGGCGCGCCTCGGCGAGAAGTTGCAAACATGAACCCGGAGCAGCAACCGCGTCCGAGTGCATCCAGATACAGATATTGCCACCCATCGCTCGTGTGCGTGCAAGGGCATAGTTGATATTCTGGACAAACAACTGCTCTGTGTGCGGCCTCCACACTTCGCACGGAGCATCCCATGACAGTCCATTCTTAGAGCTGTCCATGATGAGCATATTAGGCGCGAAGTCTATTGCGCTATCGACTGCACGTTGCAGCAAGTCCTCACGATTGACGTGTAGAAAGTATGCCTGATAATCGCTCATGATTCCCTTCTAAGCCACGCATCCCATCGCGGCCATAGATTGTTCCAGTTAAGTTCAGGCGGTAGACTTGCCGTCGCGCCCGTAACCGCAAGCGCCTTTTCCGCCCATTGATGCGGCGTATAGACCGGACGAATTGAGCAGAATGTTCCTTCGGGGCGAAACGCTACTGGCTCAAACTTGAATTCAGCAGAGAGCCATTCAGCGCCGCCACCGTAGTTGCCATGAATACAAGGCACGCCACAAGCGAGAGATTCATAGATCGGAAATCCAAATCCCTCAGATAATCCAATCCCAAACGTCACATCGCAAGCGGAGTAGGCCCAAGTCATCTGCTCATCCGTCAATCGCCCGGTAGTCACCACAGCTTGATTTTCGAGTCCATAGTCAACTAGTAGGGATGAGATAGACCAGAACCGCTCCATCATGTCGGTATGAATCCAGAGCAGGACGTCTTTTGTTTTGGCAATATCCGCCGCTGCCGCAATAGCTGTACCGAAGTCCTTACGGGCCTGATTCGTTCCAACCATGCCGATAACGAACTGGTCTGGCTTGATGCTGAAATCCGTATCGAAGACAATTTGCCCAAACTTGCGCCGTGCCTTATCGCGCCCTCGCGGTCGCCACACTTGCGTGTCAATGCCGTGTGGTAGGGATTCAATCGTTCCGCCGATGGTCCGTTCGATGATTCGAGCCGACCATTCGCTGTATGCCAGCACGCGGTTACACTTACTCAGCACTTCACGGAGCAGGTAAGAGAGCCGTCCATTCGGCCCCTCCGCGTCGATAGCGGTGTAGGTCCAAATATCAAAAGGCTTGCGGAGTAGGAAGTTTCTGAGATACGGATCGGGGCAATACTTCGCGGGGTCGGTCAACCAAAGCAACCGGCTGGCGTCCCATATTACCAGAAGAATACCGCGCTCATCCCCTGCAAACTCACGCCAGCGGTCAGGGAGTTCAGGCGTAATCCAGTTCTCCATCCTGTGAATAGGATATGCAGGAAACGGTAGGCTCACCGTCTCATCCCATCCTGGCCCGAAGCAAGCCACGCGGAACACGTCGCTCATGTTCTCATGGATTCTCAAAGCGAGTTCCCGCGTTATACGAGCGAGGCCTGTCTTAGCCGTGGGGTTATCGGAGAGAATTAGAATCGGCGTAACGGCCATAGCGCCTCACATTATCCGTTGTGGCCCAAATCAGAGCGAATAACCAGCCAATGATGGTCCAACCAAAGAAAAGATTGGTCACACCGATAGACAATGTGTTGCTATGGTCGCGCCGCCAAGCAATAATTGTTGGTAGCCAGTAAAGGAATACGGCCCCGACTACTGCAACAATGCCAGCGAAAACAGGGAAAAGACTATCTGAATCGCTCACTTCTCTGCCTCTTTCAACACATCCTCGATAATCTCCCTGAGCAGGGTACGGAGCGGCTTCTTTTGCGCCTCGGCCATCTTGCGGGCGACGGCCAGCATATCGTCATTCACGCGGATTACTACAACGGTGCCAACTCTACGCATGACATTGCTCTTTCACGATGCGCTCAAGTAGCGCACCCGCTGAGGCCAAACAATGAGTAACAGTAAATTCATCAAGAGAGCCGATGAGTGGTCCGAGAGAGAGATAGTTATCAATTGCGACAAGCAATGCGCGCTCCACTTCAAGCCGGACCTGCTTCTGTTTCAGCGCCAGAATCTTACGCTCTTTGGCTTCGATGGCTGCGACTTGCGTCTGCCGGGCAACGATCTCGGCAAACAACTGAGACTTCGGGGTTTGTTTCGTGGTTTTACTCATGGGAATACTGTATCACGGTCTGTATCTGTATTGTCAAGGGGGAAATTAAAAGGCTGCGGGGTGGTTTCGCGGCAGGTGTCTAGGCATGACGCGAGGGGCAAGTTCATCAATCTCACCCCGCAATTGAAGTATATCGCATATTGTGATAGGGTTGCAACTGTTTAGGTATGACAGAGACGCGCAAGTGTTTCGGGGAGTTCGCGGCACTCTTTCCCATAATCAACGGGCCGCTTGAGTACGACAGGGACGGGCATTGGCACCGATGAATCCAGTTCACAGAGAAATCCAGGCTCCGGGCGCGGTACTTGATCTGCGCAAAGGCGGCTACGTCCTGGTCGCAATGGGGTGAGGCGCAAGCCTTCCAATACGAAACTGTGTCCTTGAATTCCAGACCTGAGAGTCATACTAAGTAAGAGACTTACCCCTTACCCCAAAGGGAAGCCGCCCCTATGCCTAAGACACGAAAGCCGCCACGAAGGACGGCCCCGTGTGCTCTGGCTCTTCGCGTCTCCTTTCATTGGTACAGATTTAAGAACTTTGCTCGGCCCATACGCTCAATCTTGCCATCGTGGTACACCTTTGCGGGAAATGTAATCTGGCCCAAATCCACAATCACGTTAGCATCACAGCGGCAGTTGGGAACCTTCCCGGCCTGGTAGTGGCCGAGTTTCGACCTTATTCCGGCCAATGCCTCTGGCGCGGGTGGGTCTGACCAGAACACAATCACATGGTCCATGAGCCGGTGTGAGGGCCGGACGCGCCTATCCTTGCTCGACAGCCACTCATAGCAGGGAAGTGACAGGTGTGCGGCCCGCGCCTCGCTGATAGATGTAGCCGTGCTGGATACCTCAGTCCGGGCCAGCATTGCTACCCGGCTCTTCGTAATCTCAGGGATACGCCGCCGTATGTCCCTTGCGATAGTCTCCGCTCGCTCTCCGCGCATCTGGCGTGTAGCAATCTGCGAAGCTATGTCCTGGGCAACGTCCTGCGGAACGGTTCTGATAAGGGCAGCGTGAGTCTTGACCAGTTCGCGCATCTGCGCCCCTACAGGTCCGTCCATCTCACGTTTGAGCAGGTCATAGATTCGTGCTCCCTGCGTAGATTTCCGGGCCGCGTCACGCCACGATACCGCGTTCTGGACTGCTGTAGCCGTCACCATGCCCCGCGCCAGCCGTTCAGAGGCTTGTATGACGCGCTCACCACCGCCGTTGCCAAGGTAGGAAAATATCGCTTCGAGGTCTGACCCAGCAGGAACCATCTTGAGCCAAGACTGCATGAGGGCATTCAGGGCGCGGCGGTATTCAAGCTCAATACGCATTGGCCGGTGGAAGTCTGGCACGTTACGACCTCAGACTCTTCAAAGCCCTGTCGAACCATGAATCCTTGCCGCCCTTGGTCTTGCTGGCCTCTGTGCCTGTCTTTCCCTCCGAGAACTCCTCAGACCCGGCGCGGGCCTCCTCTGTCTCAATTTGCAAAGGCACCTGCACATCATCGTCCGCCGCCTCAATCATTTCGTCGGTCACGTTCGTTCCAATCTCGGTGATCTTCGAGGCGGTCTGGATTTCGCGCAATGTGGTCTGACGGCCAATAATGCCATCGGTAAAGTATCCGCGAATCGCATCAGACTGGCTCTTGGCAAGCTCTGCCTTTTCCTTTGCGTTCATCGTCCGCATAGGCGCGAAGTTGTAATCTAGATCATCCGGCACCATGCCCCAGGTACTCATGCAGATAATGGGAATTAGCTTATCCATCAAAGGACGTTCTCGCTGCTGGCGCTCTTGATCTGCGTTATCGTAGTACGCTTGCAAATCACCTTCGTTGGAACTCGACAGCCCGGATTGCGTCTCGCCGAAGAGCCTTGAAACCGGATACCCGCTGGCTCCGCAGAGGCACATAATCTGCATTCGCATGACTTCCGAGAGGCCAGAGAACGATGCCTGATGGGTGAATAGCTGCTCATCCTCTCCTAGAATCAACAGCCCATTCGTGCTGATGTTCTCCGATACCGCTGCCGTGCGGACCAGATAATCTTTCAATTGCTGCTCTGTCAGCCCAACACCGGAGAGCATCTGCGCCAGCATGGGATTCTGCATAGCAAAGACGTTCGCCCGCGAGATAAGGTCTGAAACCGCCGCCATGCCGTAGTCGTAGCGGTTTAGCTCATCCAAGACACATTCGATTTCGCTCATGCCCCAGTAGGTTTCAATCTGCTTCTCGAACAAGGGAAGGTCGCGGCCAACGAATCGCATACAGCGAGAATGATGGACGCGCAACCGATCCCCTGTCTCAGTGTAAACATCGTAGTACACTGGGTATCCGTATTCGGCGGGATTATCCAAGTCTCTGACGAGTTCCGAACTGGGCGACATACCAGACCAGCGGTCAACCACGAGCAGCCCTTTGTAGCTGTCCACATCCACATCTTCTAATGTAAGGGGCTGTGAGAGATCATTGTGGCCCTTGAGGATAATGATACCAAGCGCCCCACCGAACAGTCTTCCCCACTTCCGAGCTTCTATGTATTTCTGTAGAGTCGCGGTTGAAGCAACTACTTTGTAGAAGTCAGAAATCTGTTCTGGGGTTACCTGGCTGACAATGGAAGGAAAGGCTTTTAACTGGTCTTGGGGCTTTGTATCCACGATAGCCCGAATCACCCATGAGCCGCGATACATGAAAACGAGCTTCTGGTAGTCAAGCGAGATACGGAAGGGGATGTGACGCCCGCCATTGGCTAGGCTGGTGCTGCCCCATCCCACATTCGCAGCGGGGTTGCTATACATATCCTTCGCACCTGATTCCTGTGCCGGGGCCGGGAGCCTCAGCCTTGCCGCCGCCCGCGCCTTCGCTGCCTGTAGTTTGTCGCTCATGGAATTATCTTACACCAGCATTAGTATTGGGATACGCATAGAAATACGCACATCATCCCAACCGCCACTTAGGAATAGCCCTGCAAATTCCCACACGGGCGGCGTCGCACGTATGGTCGTGATCCTTGATCGGCTCCTCTTTTCCCTTGTCGGCCTTCTTATCATCCCAGGCATAGCCCTCATGCTCTTTCAGCGTCATGGGGCAGTTGCGCTCGTGAATCTTGTACATCCCCATCTTGAGCGCAGACGATACGCGCCGGATGCCCTCTAGGACTTCGTTATCGCCGTTCTTGACCTGATAGCCTCGTCTGACCAGTTCAAGCTTGAAGCTGGCCGCTGACGGGTCAACAATCACTACCAAGCCGCGATGCTCCCGGCCTACAAACGCATCGAAATCTTCACCATACTCCGCATCTGTCTTTTGCCGACGCTGCTTCTCACTATCCCAGTAGTATTCCCGTTCCTGCCACAGCGTCTTGCCATCCCCATACACGTCTAAGAATACGCAGGGGTTGATAGTTCCATAGTCCACAAACACGTATCTCTCTGCCGGGCTGGTGAGCAGAGCGATTGGACGGCTGGAATCATCATATTTGCATTGTGGGCCGAGCACGTCACGATAGATTGAGCTTTCCGCCGTCACCCATTGGCCGAGAATGTACCGCTGGTAGAACACCCCGGTATACATATTCTTTTGTGCTTCGATGAATTCCGCGCTGAGATTCGGGTTGTCCTCCATCGTGTAATGCCCAGACCATAGCAGACCCATAGATCGCAGGTTTGGATTATCGAGGAATTCAGTCTTTAGCCAGTGACTTGGAGGTCCAGGGTTGGTTGTGCCGTACATCCTTGCCCCTTCGGGCGACATACGGGTGAGCAGCATCTGAAAGAACTCTTGCGGCATGAGCGAGATTTCATCTCCCACCGCTATTCCCACTGTCAGCCCACGCACATACTTCTCGCTGCCCTCGTCCTTTGCACCCATCACCAGCCAGCTAGACCCGCATAGAGTGAGCAGCCCGGACTGGTGGTTATAGGTGTAGTTCGATGGGCCAACGATATTAAACAGGTCATTCAGGACGTTATTGAAGATGGTTTGCTTCGATACCCCAGTCAGCACGCGCCAGCCCGCGATAGGATAGCGGCACGCTTGTAGTATCTTGGGGTGCAGCGCCCATGTTTTCCCGCTACGGACTGAGCCTTCGAGGATGTTGATGCGCCGGTCTAGCTCTATGGGTTTGTAGGCGAAGGATTTTAAGCGTTGACCATAGTTGAGAATCATGGGGTCGCTTCAGGAGTCTCGGTCTTTGGCAAATCATCATATTCTCGTTTGAACTCAGAGAGCAGATCTGCGAGGGGATCGCCTCGATGATCGACCTGCACCCGCTCCATCACGCGCCCCTCTACTCTGTCCGCAAGCTCTGCCGCTGCGTTGACCTTGCCCTTCACCGCCTCTTTCAGTAACGCCATAGCCACCACTTCGGCGTATGTCGATGCTTCACTTATGCGGAGTTGCCGCGCTATTTCTGGAGGTACTGTCTGTCCGAGCAACGCAGAATAGGCATCCGAAAGGGGCTTGCGCTTTGGTTTTCCTAACGGATTACCAGACTGACCAGGCATAAACCCTTTGCCTGTAATGCCTCCAAGAAGTTTAGGCGGGGCCGTTGAATCTTCGTTGTTTGCAACGTCCTGTTCGCTATCCGGCACTCAGCACCGCCTTCTTGCCTGTCGCCTGCTCCCAACGCTTGCAAATTACATCGGTATACGCGGGCGATAGTTCCATCATATAGCAGCGCCTTCCGGTTTTCTCGCAGGCTATGAGGGTTGAGCCGGAACCGCCGAATGGTTCAAACAGGATATCACCGCTCTTGCTGCTGTTCCCTATCGCCTTTTCGACCAGAGCAACCGGCTTCTGTGTAGGGTGTTCCATCTCTGAGCGCATAGGACGGTCGATGTTCCATACTGTCCCTTGATTGCGCTCACCATAGAACGTATGCGCCGCACCAGCCTTCCAGCCGTACAATATCGGCTCATGCTGCCAGTGGTAGTCAGAACGCCCGAATACAAACTGCTGTTTTGCCCATATCAAGCATTGCTTGAGCATGAATCCGGCCCCAATAAAGGCCGTGCGAAAGTTGATTCCTTCTGTATCCGCGTGGGTGACATAAACCGTTGCGCCGTCCTTTATTACCATCGACATAGAGGTAAACGAGTCTACGAGAAATTGATGGAACTCGGCATCGGGCATGGAATCGTTTAGAATACGCTTGCCCTTGCCGTAGGTGAGCCCCTGCGGGTTATGGTCTCCACTACAGACTGCGACATTGTACGGCGGGTCTGTAAACACCATGTCAGCCTTCGCCCCGCCCATCAGCCTCTCCACGTCCGCCAGCACGGTAGAATCGCCGCACAACAACCTGTGATTGCCTAGGATGTACAAGTCGCCTAGCTTGCTTACTGGCTCCACTGGCACGGGCGGCACATCGTCCTCATCCGTGAGCAGGTCCACGGTCTGCGGCCACATCGCAGCCAACTCATCCGCTGTCCAGAACGGGGCCAGATCCACGCCGTCCTCCACTAGCCCCTTGAGCGTCTCCGTATCCCAATCCAAGCTGACTTGCGAGGAACGATTGTCGGCCACGGCCAACTGCCGGGTACGCGGGTCGGCAAGGTCTAGGTCTGTGCGCTGTACGGCTACCAGCTTCGTCCCGT